ATCACGCGTGAAAAATCTTCGGGAAATGGACTAAGGGGCCAAAATGGCAGGCAGACCAGGCAAACCGCTCGCTTTTCACCTCAAGGGTGGAAACAAAAGCCATCTGACAAAGGCCGAGATCAAGAAGCGCGAGCAGGAAGAGGTCAAGATTGGGACCGACCGGCTGGTGATGCCGACGTATATCCGCGGCAACCCAAGCGCCCGGGCCAAGTGGATCGAAGTCATAGCCATTTTTAAAAGCAGCGGCATGAACCTTGCCACCTCCGCTGACGTTGGCATCATATCCCGCTACTGCCAGGCACACAGCGACTACCTCTACCTCTTGGAGATCCGCGACCGGCTGCGCGACACCGATCTGGATATCGGAGAAGCAGAAGAAGAGCTCGAAGATATGGTGCCTGGCGAACGCCGCCGCGCCATCGTGGTCCAGAAGATCAATTTTATACTTTCTGCCGCCGGGCTTTTCCAAGCCGACACCGCGGTCAACAAAAAGCTTGACCAGGTGCTCAAACTCGAAGATCGCCTCTTCCTCAACATGCAGTCAAGGGTCCGAAACGTCCCGAAAAAAGAAGCCCAGGCCGCCGTAGACGAGGGTGCGGCCGCCATGTTTGGAGGGGCATGATTTTTGTTTGCATACATCTCGCAAACGATGATTATATCAACCGTGATGGCGACGATATTCTGCGAACCATACGAATATCAGCAGCCTCGATAGTTGATTTTGTTTTATTCTTCAACCACGCTCGCGACTATTACGACGTGGTGTATGTTGGGTTTTAATCTGTGCCCCACCCTACCACGCAATACGCCGAAGACATCGCGGCCGGCAAAATCACCGCCTGCAAATGGGAAAAGCTCGCCTGCCAGCGCCACCTTGATGACCTAAAGCGAATCGATACTGACCCGTCCTTCCCCTGGGTATTTGACGAAACCCGCGCCGATCGCATCTTCGGCTGGTTCCGCTACTGCCGCCACGTTCGCGGGGCGTTTGCCGGGCAGCCGATCGCGCTCGATGAGTGGCAAAAGTTTGATCTTGGCTGCATCTTCGGCTGGGTCAACCGCACATCCGGCGTTCGCCGATTTAAAACCGCTTACATCCGAGTTGCCCGAGGCAATGCCAAGTCGACAATGATGTCGGGGGTTGCCAACTACGGCATGGTGGCCGACGCTCTCTATCCTCCCGGCTGCAAGGATCCGAAGACGTTTCGATTTGAGATGAAACCCGAAGTTGTCTGCGGGGCAGTCGACAAGGAACAGGCCAAAATAGTCTGGGACGATGCAAAGGGCATGGCGCTCGCCTCACCTGACATCCTCAAGCACCTCAAGGTTCAGGAGACGAAGGTCGGCCACCGGACCCGCGGCGGAGCGCTCAAGCGGCTATCCAAGGACACGAAAAACAAAGACGGCGGAGCCCCCTGCATAATCATCATCGACGAATACCACGCTCACCCGACCTCGATCGTCAAGGACGTGACCAGCTCGGGCAAGGGGAAGCGGTCGCAGTGCCTTGAGTTCATCATCACCACCGCCGGAGAAGATGCCGAAAACAAACCGTGCAAGATCGAAGACGATATTGTCAAGAAGATCCTGGCCGGGGAGTTCTCCAACGACGGATATTTCGGCATGATCCGCGAGATTGACGACGGCGACGATCCGCACGATCAAGCCAACTGGGTCAAGGCCAACCCGCTTTTCCAAAACGACAACGAATATTCCCGGACCCTGCTTGACCAGGTGAAAGAGGAGCACGACCTCGCGTTCGGCTCGGGCGACAATTCCAAAATCCGGCAATGGATGATCAAGCGGGTCAACCGATGGCAGGCGGAGTCGGCCGAGAAATATTTCACCGGCTGCATGGAAAAATGGAAGGCCGGCGCAGTCTCCCGCGAAAAGTTCGCCGAGTTGACCCGGGGGCTGCCGTGCTGGACGGGTGCCGATGTCGGGAAATGTCGCGACTTGACGGCTGACGGGTTCGTTTTCAATTTGCCAGACGGCCGGCTGGCGGTCAAGGCGTTCGGCTTCATGCCGGAAAACACCGCGACCCACCACGAGCACGGTGACCGCGTGCCATACAAAGATTGGGCCAAAGATGGCTGGTGCCTGCTCACCGATGGCGACGTGACCGACGACCGCTATATCCGGCAGCATATCATCGATTCCGAGAAGGATAACGAGTGGAAGATCCAAGCGTTCTGTTTTGACCCCTACGGAGCCCGCCAGTTGTCTATTGCCCTCGGGGAAGACGGCTATACTTGCGTGGAGATCCGCCAGGGAGTCCAGACCCTCAGCGCCCCGACAAAGAAATTCCGCGAGATGGTTCTGCAGGACAAGATCGTCCACGACGGCTCACCACTGCTGACGTGGTGCCTCTCCAACGCAGTCGAGGTGGTGGACAATAACGGGAATATCAAGCTCTCCAAGAAGCACAAGGACGACAGCCAGCGGATCGACCTTGCCGCCGCCATCATAAACGCCCTGGTGCTGGCCATGGTCGCCCCGCCCCCCTCCGAGCCAAAAATACTCTTTTTTTAATTTCTTGTTGACAAGCCGCACCATTTGAATTATGTTACGGGCATAAGGTAAAATTACCCGACTTCGGTAAAATATACCGAGCGCGGAATAGTACCAAAACAGGGCGGTTTGTTTGCCCGGTAAAATCAAATCTGTTTTCGTCTCCCTCCTTCAGGATTGCTTCCTCCTGCTTGGTGCGTCTGCTATTGTGTACGGGGTGTACTGCATTTACGAGCCGGTCGCCTACATGGTTGCCGGTTCGTTTTTGCTTTTTGCAGGGCTTCCCAAGCCTAAGCGGGGTGCGTGATGGGGTATCTCGGCGCTCTTCTGGTGGGGGAAACCCGCAGCACGATGGCCGAGGCTATCAAAAAATTCCTGTCCGGTGAGGACGATTACCCGACAGCCACCGCCGCCGGCACCTCCGTGAGCGAGACGAGCGCCTTGTCCTTGACCGCGGTTTACTCATGCGTCCGGCTTTTGGCGTGGACGACCGCAATGCTGCCGCTGCAGGTCTTTAAAAACCTGACGCCTCGCGGCAAGTCTCCCGCCCGCGAGCATCCGGTTTATGATCTTCTGCACGATGCTCCGAACCCCGAGCAAACGTCGTTCAAATGGCGCGAGCTGATGAGTGTCCACATGAATCTGTGGGGCGCTGGCATTTCTGAGATTGAGTTCGACGGTGCCGGCAACCCCATTGCACTCTGGCCTATTCCCCCCTGGCGCGTTGAGCCGAAGCGTCTCGCGTCTGGCGCAATCGTTTACGACATCAACCTCGACGCCGGCGGGACGCGGACACTTTCGTCCTACCAAGTCATCGTCTTTTCCGCAATGTCAACGTCGAGCTACCAGTGGATGAGCCCGATAGCGGTCCACCGGGAAACTCTGGGCGCGTCGATGGCTGTCAAAGAGTTCGGCGCGAAGACCTTCGGCCAGGGCACTAACCCGGCCGGCGTGGTCTATCACCCCGGGAAACTGTCGGAAACATCCGAGAAGTCCCTTAAAGAGAGTTTTGCCGGGTACGCCGGACTCGGAAACGCCCACCGCCTCATGCTGCTCCAGGAGGGCATGAAGTGGGAGCGAATCGGCCTGCCACCCGAAGACGCGCAATATCTCGAAACCCGAAGATACGACATCTCTGAGGCTGCGAGAATCTGGAACATCCCCCTGTTCATGCTGCAGGACCATGAGAAACAGACCAGCTGGGGAACGGGCATCGAGGAGCAAAAAGACGGCTTTGTGACGTTTACCATGCTGCCAATACTGATCCAGGAAGAGCAGGAGCTGAAGAAGAAGTTGATTTTCGACAAAGAATACTTTGTCAAGTTCAACGTCAACAGCCTCATGCGCGGCAAAATACTCGACAGATTCAACGCCCACAAAATCGGACGCGATGGCGGGTGGCTGTCGGCAAACGACATCCGGGAAATCGAAGATCAGAACCCGCTGCCCGGCGAAGAAGGCGACATCTATCTGGTGCCGCTCAATTTTCAGAACGCAAAATTTGCAGTCGAAAGGCCCGTCGCGGCAGCACCGACCGCACCAAAAGAGGAGCCTAAGAAATGAGCCTGAGAAACTTGACACGCGCCACCTTTGAGATCGAGGATCTTGAGATCCGCAAGACGGACGACGGGAAGGTCACCGCACGAGGATATGCTGCGGTGTTTGAAAAGCTTTCCTTGCCACTTTACAACTTCAAGGAAAAAATCAGATCCGGAGCGTTCAAAAACAGCATCTCGAAAAACAACATCCGCGCCCTCTGGAACCACAACGCCGACATCGTGCTGGGCTCGACCAAAGCCAATACGCTGCGACTCGAAGAAGATGCCAAGGGGCTGCGCTTCGAGCTCGACCTGCCCGACACTCAGGCCGGCCGTGACGCCGCGGTCCTGATCCAGCGGGGAGACGTGGAGGGGATGTCTTTCGGCTTCCGCACGATCAAGCAGGAATGGGACGAAAGCGACCCCAAGAACATCGTGCGGACTCTGGTGGACCTTGATTGCAGCGAGATCAGCGCGACGGCTTTCCCCGCCTACCCGCAGACCAAGGTTGGCGTGCGCAGCGTCGAGGACGATTACGCCGAGCACGTCGCCGAAAACAAGTTAACCGAAACCGAACTGAACGAAAACCATCTCAACCTCAAGCTCCGTCAGATCGCGGCGCTTTAAAGGAGGCCTCTATGATCGATGTAATGAAGCTCCGCCGGGAGCAAGAAAAAGTCAAGGCCGAAATGCGCAAACTGTGCGCCGACGCCCTGGCCCGCGACGACAAGCGCATGACCGAACCGGAAGGCGCAAAATACCAGGAGCTCGAAGCTCAGGTATCTGCGATCGATGCCCAGGCCGTGCTGGCAGAGCGCAGCAACGCCTTGGAGCTCGACAAGCCCGCCGGCAACCATGAGGAGGCCCCGGCCGAGAATCGCGGCTTCAAGGGTTTCGGCGAATTCCTGCAGGCCGTCCGCGCCGCTTGCGTCTCTGGTGGACGCACCGACGAGCGCCTGCAGCGCGACACCCGCGCCGCCACCGGCCACGGCGAAGGCATCCCCAGCGACGGCGGGTTCCTGGTCCAGACCGACCACCTCGCCGAGATCATGCAGCGGACGTATGACCGCTCGCTGATCGCGAACCGCTGCCGCCGGCTGCCGATCGGTGCCAACGCCAACGGCCTCAGCTGGCTGGAAATCGACGAAGTCAGCCGCGCCGCCGGCTCTCGCTTCGGAGGAATCCGTGGCTATTGGGCTGCCGAGGCCGCCACCGTCACCGCCAGCAAAACCAAGTTCATGAAGAAGCGCATGGACCTCGAAAAGCTGATGTCCCTGGTCTACGTGACCGAAGAGCTGCTCAGCGACACCACCGGCCTTGAGGCGCTGTGCAGCGGCCTTGTGGGCGACGAGTTCGCCTGGCTGCTCGACGATGCGATCCTGAACGGTTCCGGTGCTGGCCTGCCGCTGGGCTGGATGAAGAGCCCCGCGCTCGTCACCGTCGCCAAAGAGCCCGGCCAGGTCGCCGACAGCATTGTGTTTGAAAACATCATCAAGATGCGCTCTCGCCTCTGGGCCAAGTCCCGCGGCAACTCGGTGTGGTACATCAACCAGGACTGTGAGCCCCAGCTGCAGACCATGGCGTTTGTCGTGGGTGTCGGCGGCGTGCCGGTCTACCTCCCCGCCACGGGCGCATCGGGAACTCCGTATGACACGCTGTACGGTCGCCCGGTTGTGCCGGTCGAGCAGTGTGCCACCGTTGGCGACCTGGGCGACATCGTGCTGGCCGATCCGAGCCAGTACCTGCTGATCGACAAAGGCGGCATCAAGTCGGCCGCGTCGATCCATGTCCGGTTCCTCAACGACGAGCAGGTTTTCAAGTTCACGTATCGCATCAACGGGATGCCGACGTGGAACACCGCCCTGATCCCGGCGAACGGTGCCGCGAACACCGTTTCCCCGTTCGTGGCTCTGGCGGCTCGCGCTTAACAAACTGAAACGAAGGTGGCCGGGCAGCCGGCCGCCATCACCTAACACGCAAAAGGAATAAATTATGAAGCAGATTTCCAAACTGGCCAAAGGGCTCGACCCCGTGGCCGATGCCTTTTCGGGCACCGTGTACTCCGACATCGTTTCGATGCGGAATTACAAGTCGGTCGAGTTCATCATTTACAAAGGTGTTGGCGCTGTAGGCACCTCGACGATCACGGTCGAGGCTTGCGACGATGTCGCCGGCACGAATCACCCCGCGGTCCCGTTTGCTTATCAGGCGATCACGAGCGGCGACACCCCTGGAGCGATTACTCAGGCTGCCGCCACGGGCTTCGCCACCACCGCCGGCTCCTCCCAGCTGTACCGCGTCTTCGTTGACGCCAGCGTGCTGGCCGCGTCGGGCTACGGTTTCGTGCGCCTGGCTGCCGCAGAGGTTGTCAACGATCCCGTCCTTGGCGGCGTGCTGATCGTGCTCGGAGACTCCAAAGACGAGCGGGAAATTCCGGCGTCTGCCATCGTGTAACCATCGGCGGGGGCAACCCCGCCTTTAACTGAAAGGAATCGATCATGGGAGTTTACGATAACGGTTCAGCTTCGCGAGCTGCAAAGCTGGGCCTCAAAGTCAACCGATCAACGGCCACCCTCCCGCAGACCGCGGCGGCCGCGATTTTCAACGTCTTGGGCGGTCGCGTTGCGGTCACTCAGATCATCGGCCAGGTCACGACCGCGATCCAAAACCAGGCCAACAACACCAAGCTGACTGCCACTCCCACCGTGGGCACGGCGGTTGACATCTGCGCGGTTCTCAATACCGCCGCAGACGAAATCGGCTGCCTGTTTGGCATCACCGGCCTGCAGAGCGACGCGCTCATCGGCATCAACGCCGGTTTGCTTCCCGCTCAGACCCGCGACGTGATTGTCAACGCCGGAACGATTGACCTCAATTGTGCCGCGTCGAACACCGGGTCGGTCAAGTGGACGGTCTTTTACTACCCGATTGACGAGGGCGCATCCGTCGAAGCGGCGTAACATCAAGGGGCGGGGTAAAACCCGCCCTGTTTCCCGGGAGAACAAGGTGATAATCAAAGCAAAATACACGCTCAGAATCGGCGGAAAAATCGTGCCATCCGGCCAGACCGTAGAGGTTCCTGAGAATGCCGGCCGGAGCATGATCGAGTGCGGAGTTGCACAAGCCACCAAACCCTCTTTCGAAACCCGGAAGGGCCGGAAGTGACCCCCTACTCGATCTATGTGGCAGGCCCGCCGCCGACTGAGCCTGTGACCGTGGCAGAAGCCAAGGCGCTTGCCCGCATCTCGCACTCTGTCGAGGATGCGCTGATTGGCGGCTGGATCAAAACCGCTCGCGAGCTGGCCGAAAAATATCAGCACCGCGCATATGTCAAGCAATCGCTTTTTATGTCCTTCGATAGTTATCCCGAGACCCCGTTTAGCTTGCCGAGGCCCCCGGCATGGTCAATCGATACCGTTCAGATTATCGACGTTGACGGCTCAGTAATCGACCTGTACCGTCACGGCGGGGCCGGCTTGATGCAAAGCGATTTCGTAATTGACACCGATAGCCAGCCGGGCAGGGTCGATCTGAAGTCCGGCAAATCATGGCCGTCCATAGAGCTGCAAAAAATCAACGGATTTCAGATCCTTTACTATGCCGGTTACGGGGAAACTGGCGCGGATACGCCTGCGACGGTCAAGGACGCGATCGCGCTTTATTGCGCGTGGCGAAACGAAAACCGCACCGCCGAGGTTGACGCGCCTCCCCATTTTTACAACCTGCTGACGCCCGATAGGATTTTTTCATGATCGAGCGGCAGCCAAAAAAATCAGCGGCCACGCGCCGGAGACACCAGATATACGTGCAGCGCAAGCTGTCCGTGGCGGATGGCGAAGGTGGCTTCGCGGACGGCTGGATGAACACGACCTCCAGCCCGATCTGGGCCGAGGTCTCGCCGATTCAAGCCCGGCAGGTGATGGATTACAAAAGCGTCGGGGTTGACGCCACGCACCTCGTCCGCATCGATGGCTTGAACGAAGCGTCGGAGCACAACCGGATCACCTTCGGATCGCGAATCTTCGAGATCCTGACCGTTGAGAACATCCAGGAGCGCAATGTTGAAAAAGTTATCGCCTGTAAAGAGGTGCGGTGATGATCGCGCCCTCAAAGCTTCAAAGCTTTATCAAAGATGCCGCCAAGGAAATCCGCTCCAAAGATGCCGAGTTGCGCATGAAAGCCGCCAGACACGTGCGCGACAAAGTGAAGGCCAAAATATCAACCAAGTTTTCAGATGGCGACGCATCCGCCCCGGGCAATCCTCCGGGCAAAGTCACGGGGAATTTGATCAAGGGCCTGAAGGTCCGCGGCGGCAGAGAAGCGGCTTACGTCGGATTCGTTGCCCCGGCGCACCACGCCCTGCTGCTTGAATTCGGCTGCACTAAGACGACCCCGCGCATGACGCTTGGCAAAGGGAAAAAGCGCAAGGGTGTAAGATCGACCGGAACCATGGAGGCGCGCCCCGTGCTGTTCCCTACCTTTGCAGAAGAGTCCGGCACCGTCAAGGCCATCCTGTCGGAGACGCGAGAATGATCGAATCCGCTTTACAGCTTGCGCTCGCCTCAGATGGCGCACTTGCCGCGCTGGTCTCGACATACCAGGGCAACCCGGCGATTTTCTCGGAAGACGCTCCCGAAGACGCGGTTTTGCCATACATCGTTTATAGCGTCTCCCGGCTGGCTGCGGATCACCCGGCGGCGGAGCAGTTCAACGTCTACGTGGACTATTACGACAACGGCAAGAGCCGCGCAAATTCCCGCAAGGCCGCTCAGCGGATCGAGTTTTGTCTCGACCAAAAGACTTTGGCCAACGATAGATACGACTCGATCCGCGTTTTTTACGAATCGGCCGGACCCGTTCCCGATCCTGACCCACGGGTAATTCATTACAATCTACAATTCACCGCCCGCGCCGGTCGCAAGGCCTGGGCTCAACAGCTCACAGAGGAGTCCTAACCATGGCAGCAATCGCAATCCAGCAGATCAGCCAGGCCGGTATCGTCCCGACTGCCGCCGCCGCATCCGTGGCCGGCGATACGTTCATCAACAATGGCCGCACCTTTCTCAAGGTCATCAACGGTGCCGCCGCCCCGATCAACGTGACGATCAACTCGCTCGTCAACTGCAACCAAGGGAGCGATCACGACGTCGTCGTCGCGGTTGCCAATGGCACTACGGCGTACATCGGCCCCTTTTCCATGGACCGGTTCAACAACTCGGCCGGTCTTGCCAGCGTCACGTACTCGGCCGTTACCACCGTCACCGTCGCAGCCGTCAGCCTGTAATTCGCAACAATCAACCCGTTGAAAGGGGTTAAATAAAATGGCAAAGAAACATGGAGTCACGGCAAACACTTTCACCCGCTTTCTCATCGATGCGGGAGCCGTCTACAAAAATTACGGCGAGGCGGGCGAGACTTTGCTCGGCGCAACTCGCGGCGGAAACAGTTTCAAAATTGAGACTGAGCAGCGGACGATGGAAGTCGACGGCGCGATCGGCATGGTCAAGGGCGGCCAGCGAATTGTGGGCGTCAAGGCCACGATCACCGCCAACTTCGTCGAAATGTCCAAGGCGCTTTTCCTGCTGGCGAATCCCGGCGCGACCGCTGCGGATTTTCCGGCAACCGAGGGCAAAACCCACGACCTTATCACCCGCGCCCGCGATCTGCTGACCACCGACCATGTGACCAACATCGCAATCGTCGGCAACAGCACGTACAGCACGACCGGCTACGTTGTCGTGAAGCTGTACAACGCGCTTGCCGATGGCAACGTCGAGCTCGGCTTCAACGACAAAGACGAATCGGTCGTGCCGGTCACCTTTCAGGCCTTTTTCGATCCGACCACCCTTTCGACCGAGCCCTGGGCGATCTACAACCCGGTCTTGGCGTAATTCCCGGCGGGGTTTCGGCCCCGCTTTCACTTTTCTGCATTAGGAGAACAAATGTCAGAAATAACTGTCCGGCCCCTACTGAAAAAAGACCAGAAGCGAATCGCGGGAATGTTCGCGACGCTGATGGACAAGATCGACGACAAGAGCGTCGCCCACATCATCACCAGCGTCTCTGGCGGATCCGAAGGCGGCGAGGAGATCGGCGAAGCCCAGCGCAAAGCGAACGTCGCCCGCGTGTTCATGGAGCTCTTCAAGAAGCTCCTGGCGAACATGCACGATGAGGCGTGCGCCTTTCTTGCCGACCTCATCGGCGTGACGCCCGCGGTCTACGACGAGCTCCCGATCGACATCGACATCAAGATCATCGAGGCGCTGAAAGCGAGGCCCGAGGTAGAAAATTTTTTTACTGGTGCATTGCGGCTGTACAGCTCGACAGGGTGGTTCAAGAGCACGTTGGAAAGTTTGAAAAGCAAGTACGCTACCGCCTCGGCTGCAATGCAAAAGGGCTTGACGAAGTAGAGTTCGATCAGTTCTTTTTTCTCGGCGAGATGATCGAGGAGGAAAAAGCGGAGGCGGTTAAGCAGTCGATGATTGCCGCCTCATACACAGCGTGGCAGATGGGAGAGGCAAGAATGAGTTTCCCGCTTTACCTGAAAAAACTTGGCCTTGCCGACTCGGAGCCGGAACTGACCGCCGAACAAAAAGAGATCCTAACCGCCCGCGGGCTTGACGTGGCGGAGAGAATCAACCAAGCAATGAAGGCCGGTAAAACAGCATGAGAGAAATTTTTTCCCTTGTCGGCCGGATCTACACCGAGGGCCTCGATACTCTTGAAAAAGGGCTGAAGGGCATCGATAAGCAGCTGACGAAATCGGTCAACAAGATCGATCGGTTTGGCCGTGACGTGCAGAAGCTCGGAACCTCAATGGTCAAGCTCACGGCTCCTATCGCTGCGGTGGGCGCGGGGCTGACGGCTCTCGCCGTGAAAACCGGACAGTATGCCGACCACCTCCTTGACCTTGAGCAGATCACCGGACTATCAACCGACAGCCTGCAGGAGCTCGAAAGTGTAGCCAGGACCGCGGGCGTCGACTTCGACGGCCTGACCGGAATCATCACAAAATTCCAGGGCAAGCTACCGCAGATCATTTCGGGCAACGGTGAGGCATCCAACGCCATTAAGGCTCTTGGGGTTGACGTTTTCGACGCATCCGGCAGCGTGCGCGATATGAATAAGCTTTTTCCCGAGATGGTCAAGCGGCTGCAGTCGATTGAAAATATCACGGATAGAAACGCTCTGGCACAGCAGATTTTCGGGAAGTCAATGAAGGACCTCGCGCCGGTTCTCGGCATGACCGCCGGGCAATTCGACGCGGCAAAACAAGAAGCTCACGACATGGGCCTTGTGATGAGCAAGGACGCGCTGAACTCGGCAAATGATTTCCGCGTATCGATGGAAAAGCTTGGAGCTCAGGCGACCGCGGTCGGCCGGAATATCGCCGTGAAGTTCATTCCGATCCTGCAGGATGTAGTGCTCCCGCTGATTCGCGACAAAATCGCCCCGGCGCTGATGCTGTTCGCTGACAAGATCGCCGGAGTCATTACGTGGTTTTCCAACCTGTCGCCGATCATCCAGGACACAATCGCGGGGATGGTGATTTTTGCCGTGGCCATCGGCCCGATCCTGATCGGAGTCGGCAAGGCGATCACGATGGTCAAGACGCTGGTCACGACTATCAAGCTGCTGTCGGCCGCAATGATTGCAAACCCTATCGGCCTCATCATTACGCTCATTGCCCTGCTGGTAACGGCCGGCATCGTGCTCTATCGAAATTGGGATACGGTCAAGGAGAAGCTGAGCCAGGCCTGGGACGCAATCGCCTACGCGACGCAACAGGCCGTGTCCTACATGAAGACGCTCATAATCTCCTATATCAAGCTGTACGTGGATGGCGTCAACACCATCGCCAAGTATATCCCGGTTCTCGGCCCGGCCGTCGCGGGCCTCAAGGCGAAGCTCGACGAAATGCTGGTCAAGGAAAAAGACCTGAGATACGAGCGCAAGCTGTCCCGCGAAGAGGCGAAGCTGCAGGCCAGGCAGACGGAAGAGCTGACGGCAACAATCGCGGCGGCCAAGGTGGCGACGCAAGAGTATACGGTTTCGACGCTGCAGGAAGTCGCGGCAAAGGAGAAGGACGTTGAGGCGACAAGGGACCAGATAAAGGCAGATCAGGAACTGCACCGGGCAAAATCTGAATTTGAATCTGGATGGTCCGACACCGTTCGCGGCGAAATAATGACCAGGGCGCAACTGCTCGATTGGGAATACAAGGAGGCGCTATCTAAGGCCGAAGACTTGGGGGCAGACCGCCAAGACATAGACTTGTATTACTCCATCCAGCGGATGCGGCAAGCGCAGGAAGAGCAAAAAGAAAAAGACAAGGTGGCGGCGGCGGGCAACGCGATGCAGAAATTCATGCAGCGCGACGGCGTGCAAATGGGAATGCAGGCCCTCGATCAGCTGGCGGCACTTGGTGAACAGCAAACCGACCTCAAGCTCGCGAGACTCGACCAGGAGACTGCCAGAAACCGCGCCGCCATCGAAAACTCGCTGATGTCGGAAGAAATGAAAAAGACCAAGATCGCAGCGCTCGAAGCCGATGCTGACAAAAAGAAAAAAGCGCTGATGATCAAGCAGGCGAAGCGAGACAAGGCCGCAGCCATCTTCGGTGCGGTCGTAAACACCTTTCAGGCGGTCTCGAAGGCGCTCACCCTTGGCTTTCCCCTCGGCCTCATCATGGCCGGGATTTTTGGGGCCCTGGGAGCGATACAGATAGGCATGATCGCCGCGGCTCCTCTTCCCCAGCTGGCAGAGGGCGGGCTGATCAAAAGCCGCTCCGGCGGCGTCGACGTGACGGTCGGAGAGGGCAAGGAGGACGAGCTCGTTTTGCCAATGAAAACCGGCGTCAGAGACATTGTGCGCGGCATCCTGTCCGGCGTGGCGGGGGCTGTTCTCCCCCCTACCGCTGTCCCGGCCCTGGCGATGGGGGGCGGCTCGTCCGCCTCCCTTGCCGGTGTGCCGAGGGGTGATGGCGGAATGCACCTGCACATTCACGGCACACTGATTGCCGACGACAGCGGCCTGAAGAATCTTGAAAAAACGCTTTACAAGTTCCGCGTGGCCGAAGCGCAACGGAAAGGGCAGTAATCATGGCAGCCCCCGATATTTACTTAGGCCTTTCCGGCTCCGAGACCCTGCTGTCACCCTTCGGCCGCAAATACAGCCGGACCCCGGTTGAGATCGCCCGCCAGGACCGCACGGCGTCCGGCCGGCTGGTCAAGGACATCGTGGCGCTCAAATACTCGTTCACCCTGGCCTACTCGCTCATCGACACGGCCGACATGCTGATCTTCGAGGGCCTCTATGGCCTGCAGTCTCAGCTGTCACTGCGGATGCGGCGCCCGGATGGCGGCCTGACCACCTACGCCGTGCACATGAAGCCCTTTGCCTACGAGCGGGTCGTGTCGGTCGGGAATGGCCTATGGGGCAACGTCGTGATTGAATTGGAGCAGGTATAATGCTGGCATGTAGCCCCGCATTCACCGCCGCCGCTGCGGCCGGTATCCGCAAGCCGAAGGCTCGCGTCACGATCGTATGGACCGACCCTTTTATTGACCCCTCGATCACCACGGAGTCCAGCAGCCTGAACCGCGTTTCGTACCCCGAGCAGGTCGCCGACCTTATCGAGGACGTGCCGTATAAGTGGGCGCACTGTGACGGCCAGACGCCTCTTTCTGCCGGACTCCACCCGGCCCCTGGGTCGCTGGCCGACGCTCGAGACCGGCAGATGGGCTGGTGGAGCGCTGGCCGCAGCGGGGCGGACGGTGTGGTTTCCCCCGAGCAGGAGCTTTCGATATCGTTTACGGCCCGGCCGGTCTTCTCGCTGCGCGTTGCCGGGGACGATGCGTGGGGCGAGTCTCCGGTTGATTTCTCGGTTTTGATTTATAGCGGGGCGTCACTCCTGGCCCGCGTCGACGTTGAGGACAACGACGATCAGGATTGGACGCACGACGTGAGCTCGGCAGGGATAACGGCGGCCGACAAGATCGTGCTGATAGTCTCCAAATGGTCGCACGCCTCCCGCGTGGTCAAGATCGCTGAGTTTTACACCTCCATCGCCACCCGCTACGATGGCGACGAGATCATGTCGATGACGATCACCGAAGAGCGAGACACCAAGGACGGGACACTCCCGATCGGAAACGTCAGCGCCAACGAGATCGACCTCAAGCTGAACAACACCGATGATAAGTTCTTCCCCGGCAACACCGACGCCCCGCTCCACACGCTGGTCAAGAAAAACCGTCGGATCATCGCCGAGCTTGGCTTCGAGCTGCCCGATGGAACCACCGAATACATGCCGATGGGGGTATTTTGGTCAGGCGATTGGCAGACCTCAGAGATGGGCACCGATGCCGCCACCAGCGGCCGCGACCGCATGGAAGCGCTGAGAAAATCCAGCTTCTACGCGGGGGAAGTCTACGAAAATACGAACCTCAAGGCCTTGGCCGAGATCGTGCTGCTCGACGCCAAGACGCTGATGCCGGACCTCGAGTATTCCGTCGCCGATGAATTGGAGTCTTTCACGATCCCCTGGGCGTGGCTGGAAAAGCAGAGCCATTTCGACGCGCTCAAGAAAATAGCCACCGCCTGCATGGGTTACGCCTACTGCGACCGACTCGGAGTCGTGCAGATTCTTGGACCGACCGCCCCGTCCGGCGCTTCCGTGTTGCAGATCACGGCCGACAACTACTTCGACCGGAACCAGCCGGCCAACAGTGAGGACATTGCCAACCGAATCGAGGTGACGACTGCCCCGCTCGTCCCGGCGACTGTGGCAGATACCGTTTACGAGTCGCAAGAAGAGATCACTATTGCGGCTGGCCAGACGGTGGTGGTCGAGTGCAAATATCAAGGCGCCCCGGTAATCGAGGCGGTGGCCACCACAATCGAGGCCGGCGACGCGGTACCCTCCGATGCCGAATATTACGCATGGGGTGCCATCGTCTCAGTTTACAGCGCGACGGGCGACACGTGCAAGATCAAGATCGTGGGGAAAAAGTTCGAGGTGGTCGGAGCGGAGACGGTGGTGGAGGAAGGCGTGGCCAGCATCCGCGAGTTTGGCGTGCAGGCCTATAAATTTCCCGAGTCCAAGCTGATCCAATCGCGGGACATCGCCGAGACTATCACCGCAACGCTTTTGCCCGTTTACAGCACCCCCAGCAAGGATACCAATCTGGATTGGCGCGGGCACCCGGCCTTGGAGCTCGGTGACGCCGTGACGGTGCCGGAGTACGGGTCAACCACGGCCGACTTTTACATCACGCGGCAAACGCACACTTACGACGGCACCTATAAAGCCAAGCTCGACGGCCGAAAGGCCGAGAACATCACCGGCAACTACCAAGATACCGATGGGGCAGTTGCAAAATGGCAAGACACCGACGCGGCTTTAAAAATACAGGAATAGGAGGGACACCATGCCCGCAAACGTGACAATAATTCCCGGAGCAAAACAGGTCGACCTTTACATGGGCAACTACACCTATGCCGACATCGTTGCCAGCATGGAGCCGCTGAAACTCCACCTCGCCACGGACATCAACCGGCTCATCTATAAAATTGCTGATGGCACAGCGTTTAAAATCCTGACCGACGCCAGCGGGGCGGCAAACACTCCGGCGACCAGGTTGTTTTTTGCTGACTCAATCGGGGCGGCATCCTCGTCCGCCGATCTGATATTTGCATCAAATTGTCTAATAAATGGATCAATTGCCCCAACCGCTGCGGCCAGATTCTACGCGCTTGAGGCGATCACCGCTCATGCCCACTACGCTTTTCTCGATGACTCGACCATTAACAACTCCGGCGCGATCGCCACGCTTGGCCACGCGAGCTACAACTGCAACATTAAACTACAGGGCACAAACAATTTTGACCATCACGCCGCATTCCAAAACTATTCAAAATATGACGGTTCTGGAACTATCGGAGTTCTGCGCGGGTTCCATTCAATCCCGTCGCAGAGCGCGGGTACAATTTCAAATGTGATGCATTTTCAGGCGGACGACATCCAGCAAACAGGCGGCACGTCGGCCGCTCAGGATGGCTTTTACATTGATGCGCTATCCAAGGCAACTGCCAACTGCGGGATTCGTATTGGCGGGATACCGGACACTGCGACCAACTACGGCATCAAATGCTCGGCGCTCGCACAATCGTACATTAAAGGTAAGCTCGGTCTCAACATCGACGCTCCCGCTTGTTTGCTGCACGTGCGCGGCGAGGCTCGTTTCGGTCGAGCCTCCGACGACGATCGGTATTTTTCAATTTTTGGCGCTAACGGAAATTTTAGTTTGTACTACACTACTGTAAAGCAAATTCAACTCGCATACACTGGCGGCGATATGTGGCTCGGAGCTGGCAGCGGAACCGTAGGTGCGGACGCTCAACTCTTTTTGCAGGGGAGTACCGGCAATCTCGGACTCGGGCGAAACCCTACATCTGGCTACCGGCTGGACATCGCGGCAGCGTCAGGGCTGGCCATGATCGCATCGACCACCACAACGTCGCTTGCGCACCTGTGCATAAAAAACAACGGGACCGGGCTATTTATTGGTAAGGAGCGGTCGACCGGTGGCGGCATCGTGACGGGATCGATCGGATACTCCACGGTGATTCGAGACTCTGACGGCAAACCGATCCACCTGTGTGTTGGGAATGTTTTGGGAGCGACGCTTGATGCAAGTAATAATTTCGGGGTCGGAACAATCGCCCCTGATCGCCGCTTCCACGTCAAGGTAGAGGACGCGGTGACGAGCGCCATCACGTACGTGGCGCGGTTCAGTCACTACTGTTCCGCGGCTCCGGTTTCTGGATCGTTCGGGGTCGGAATAGAATTTGAGGCCGAACAGGACGGTTGCCCATCAGCCCCGTTCATCGGAACCCTGTCGTATGTTGGTGGCGGTTTTTCGATATCTGATCGGCTGTTTTCGGTCAACGGCTTTTCTGTCGGAAACACGCAAACTGCGCCCAAACTTACGATTACATACGCGGCCGATCACTCGGCCATAACGTCGGGCGGGCACCTCGATCTGGTCGCCGCTCCTGGCAAAAACTTTACTCACGAGCTGCCCGACAACAGCGGGGAGGGAGGCATCTATACCGTAAAAATGAGCGATTCGCAGTCGTATGCGCTAATTGGCGACGGGCTCAGCAGCCACACGCGGGTCGGCAAAAACGGCAGCATGACATTTACCGGAGATGCTACGCTGTGCGTGCCGACAAAAAACACGACCGGCGACCCGACCGGAGCCGAGGGGATGATCTATACGAATACGTTTGATAACAAGGTGAAAGTTTACAGCGATGGCGCGTGGAGGGAGCTGGCAACATGGTGACATTTATTATTCCGTGGTTCGGAAAAAAAATTCCGGCGAGAAATCAGCGTTGCATCGACATCTCCCGCGCCACCATCGAGGCGGCGGGGCACACGCTGGAGGTGCGGAAGCTGCCATCGGTTGGCGACGCCGTAGCGGCTGCCATCGCCAAGGATTTGCTGGCGTTTGAGCTGGCCACAACGATTCCGAACTTGGCGGTATTTGATGCCGACCTTGAGATAAAAAGCGTTCCGACCCTCGATCCTGGGAAACCGTTTTTCATCCACGAGTTCCCCGACGACTGCCACCCGCACGGCACGCCGCGAATCGGATTTTTTTTCGTCAACGGTTGCTGCGAATGGTTCGTAAACCTGCAGGCCGAGAAAAAGCTGCGTGGGATTGTCGATTGCTACGGGTTCCCGAACAAGCTGCTGCGGGACAAAACTGTGGGACTTATCCCTGAATCATCGTACGTTCATCACCGCTTCACAAGCGGGAAACTATAAACATTTTTCGAGGAGAACAGAATGAGCAAGGAAATTTCAAAGCGGTTCGTGCTGAAACTCAGCGACAAGTCGATCTTGGTCAAAGTCACGGAGCGAACCGAGGCTGGCGTCGTCGAGACCGAGTATCCCCTGCGGGGCATCGAGGTCGCGATGCTGACGAGTCTGTTTGATATCTCGGCCAGCTCGCAGGAATCATTCAAAGCGGCCAACGAATGCCTTGACTGCATCGGGCATATCGAGGCGCTGACCGACGACGAGTGCGAAATCGTATTGACGCAGAAGGACCTCGACTATCTCACCGGCGCGTTCAAAAAGAGTGCCGAGCGGGCCGGACGACCTCACGCGTGGAACAAATGCCGGGCGCTCGTCGCCCAGCTGGGAAATCCGCAGGAGAAAAAAGCTGAAGAGAAAAAGGCCGAAGAGTCGAAACCCGAATAATCAACTGCCCCCGGTGACAAGCCGGGGGCTTTCAAAGGATAGCCATGCCAATAGCAGAATCGAAAATAGATTGGGATGCGGATGATGTTCTTAGCGCCACCGACCTCAACCGGATCGAGGGGAACACGTTTGCGATTTTGCGATCTTCCGAATTTTCCGGATCATTACCAGTGACCGCCGATGCCGGCGCAACGCTTTTCGCTGTAACTGTCAACGTTCCGGCCGGCACAAACGTTGTTTTAAGACGTGCCAGATTTGCCAGGACTTCAACCGGCGACCTGAAAATAAAAATTCTGATCGACGGCGAAAGCGCCACCGAGTACTTCAACGACTCCTACGCCTTCGACATGGTTACTGATCACACGCTGTACTCTAACACGTCCGGCGTCGCAGAGCTAAAAACGCTTATCGTCAAAAAGGCTGCGGTTTTCGGCGAATACTTTATCGGCTGCGGATTTTATCTCAACATCGAAATAGTCGACCAGGCATAAGAAAGGCCCGCCATGAATATCGCCCCCGAAATACTCGTCGCCCTGCTGTCTGTTACGTGGACGGCGGGGATGTTTGTCGGCCTCTTTGCGGCCCGGTACATGAGCAAAAAGGAGTGCAAAGAGCGGTGCGATCAGATATGGCAGCGGATCGACTCGATTCAGGACGGGCTGACCGGGCAGCCGATACACTTCGAGCTGAAAATGGTAAGTCATAAAACCAACTCTAAAACTGTGGGGTGATTATGGCACTTGTCAAATCGGGATTGAAGGGGCAATTTTACGGGCACCTGCTGACCGAGTACATTGACGGCAACATGTGGAGATTGGTCCAGCGCGATGGTGTGCGGTTCGGGCTGATCGTCGAGGGTGTCGGCACCATCGAGCCGCCTGACGGATTCTGTTTTGACTTCGCCAGCATTCCGGCCCCGGTGCGGTGGGTCTACCCCAAAACCGGAACGGGAGAAAAAGACGGCCGGTATGGGCGCGATGCGGTTATCCACGATTGGCTCTACAGCAATCCCGGGCCGATGGGCCGGAAGCTGTGCGACCAAATTTTCCTGCTTGGCATGGAACTCGACGGCGTGCGGCCGACGCTGCGCGGGCTGTTCTACGCCGCGGTGCGGGTGGGCGGCGCTTCTGTTTTCGGAAGGCCTGACAAACTCAACCAAATGAGGGCAAAATGAAAAAGCTTCTCAAGTCCAAAAGATTCTGGGCGGCCGTCGCAGCTGCTGCCGCTGGCGTCGGGCTCATCGTCTCGGGCGATCAGACGGGCGGGATCCGGGCGGTGGTCTCCGCGATCCTGCAGGTGGTGGGACAGTGACGCTGAGGGAGGCTCGGTGTCTGATGGCCCCGCTTGTCGCCCAGCTGATCCAAGAGGCGCAGAGGATCGGGTATGATGTTGCCGTTGACGAATGGACGCAGCGCCAGGGCGCGGGGCACATGCTCAAGAGCCTGCACTACATCGGGCTGGCCGTGGATCTGCTGTTGTATCGATCGGGTACATACCTGCAGTCCAGCGAGGACTACCGGGCCCTGGGTGAGTTCTGGGAGGGGCTGCATCCGCTTTGCCGCTGGGGCGGGAGATTTCGCAACAACGCGGGGGATCCTCGCCCGGACGGTGGGCACTTCTCTATCTCGTGGGATGGCCGCGCTTAGCCCTGAGCTCTCCCATGTGGCAGGGATTGCAAAGGGATTCCAGGAACTGGTCATCCAGCGGGCTCAAGCCACGGGCGACCAGCTCCTCCCGCGGCGGGTTATGATGGACCATATCAGCCGGCACAACCCGACCGGCAGCCCTACAGCGCCTGCAAAGTGGCTCAGCGGCACGATGGCGGCGGCTGGCGGCAGTCCAGGCGGCAGATGAGTAGAATCCACGAACCTCGTCCGTCTTGCGCTCATCCAGGGCCCTGAACGGCTCGCGCCGATCCACTGTATGCGCGGGGCAGTATCCGGGGGCGTCGAGCAGCACAGAGCAGCCGGTGCGGCGGCAGATCGATTTAGCGCGTTGGGGCATGGCAACCTTTCTTGTGTCCAGTATTTTGCATTTTGCTATACACAACGTTTTGGCCAATGTACGCCGTGCTGTTAATTTAAAACGATCGAGCCACAATAGAGGCAAACGGTTGTAACGCCCGTGGAGACCGATTTGTGGGCGCATGGCGTACTTGGCCTGTTAGCTGATGTAAATTTTTCTTCCACCAGATTGGCAACCTTTTCTGCTGCCAAGACCGCTTCAATTTCGCACAGGCAATGCTCTCGGATCACGTCGTATACTGTTTGTTTTAACAGGGTTGCCATATAACCTCCAAGGAAAAATTGAATGGTGTAGAACGTTATGGCAAAGGTATGCCGTGCCAGACAAAGCCACATTTGACCTCTGAACACCTGTAATCGTGGAAAAAGTCACATTGCAAACCAAGCTTCCATTGTTTGCATGGCATACTTTGTCTGTTCTGCGCCGTTTTGTCAACACCCATAACGCACGTCGGTTTAGCTCTTTGTGTGTTAGCGATAAGGTCGCCAAGGATCAGCTCGTTAAGTTGGAACAGCTCGGGCAGGCTCAACTTTGAAACATCAGCGCGAATGTATGCAATCATTTTCTCGGTAGCGCTATATTTTTCCATGCTAAACCGCCTACAAATTAAAGGTTGGCAAAATGGCGTAGAACGTTCGACAAACTGGCGAAGTGCTATTGCGCTGACCAAGATCCGAACATGCGCTTTTCGTGACATGCGCCACACTCAATAATCACGTTCTCGCTACCACAGCAATGGCATTTCGGAATTTGTTTGTTCTGCGCCGTAGTTGGCGACTCCGCATCACGCCTTTCAATTGGGAGGTTTTCCCTCACCTCGGCCAACATGCCACGGAAACGGGCCGAGAAGGCGATTAGCTCGGAATACGTCTCAAACTTTATGATCGTAGAGTCGCCAACATGAACGAGAATGCACTCACTGTACACGTCGCCTTCGCTGTCGCGCAGGTCAACGCTGAAACCTAAATCCATAAAACCTCCCAATTGAACTATAAAATGGCTCGTCAACTATGGCGTCACAACGTTTTGCTAAATGTGCGAAGTTTGCCCGCCCCACGAATGGCCACACTCTTCGCAAACCCACCGGCCATCCTTGAGAAGATGCGGATACTCGGCCTCGCACTCAGGGCAAATTTCGTCACCTTCGCTGTTGGTTGATGTAAACTTTTCTTCCACCAGTTCACATAAAATTTTCCCTATCCTGGCACGCAAAGTCTCCGTCTGCGGGGGAGCCTCAATCCGTGACATAATACGATCTAAGTAGCCCTTTAAAATTTTATCCATAACAAAAAGCCTTTCGAAAAGTTTATTTCAACCAACGTCTCGATTAATGGCGCTGTAAAACATTTTTACACTCGGCCACCGCTAAACCCATCATGGTGGACAGATTGTCCTCAGATGAGCAATCCCATGCCGACACCACGTGTTTTATGGCGTCCATTTGTCTGTTAGGCGCTGAACTGTTTTGCACCACAGCGTCCTGCGGCGCGTCTTCGCATTTGAATCGGCAGTCACAGAACAGCTCTTCATTCAGTAGGGCGACGATATCGTCGATTACTCCACGGTCGTCTCCCCCTAAAAATTCGATGTTGAACTCATGCCGATAGTCTTCAGGTGCAGACTCGTGGGCCACCATTATTTTTTTCTTCATCTTCGCGCCGCCTACGGGTAAAAGGTTTTGAAAACAGTTTTTCGCCTAACTGGTTATTGTACGTAATTAAACGGATAACCTCAGCGGCTTACGCGATTGTGACGAACTCAATTTTCGCCTCGTTTCTGCTCGATCTCTTTCAAAATCGCCTCCAAAATCTCCTTGTGATGCAGCGCCCGGGCCAGACGGTCACCGTTCGCGGCAATCTCCGTGCCGGTATTCATCCAGAGTCTGAGCCCGGCGATGGAGCGGTCGAGCTCTGCCAGGTGGCGCTCGATGATGGCGGTGGGGGTGGTCACCGGATCCCCAGGACAATGCCGCGGCAAAAGATCGCGCCGTCTTCCACGATGTCAAACGGAGCGCTGTTTTCGCAGTCCGAAGTGATAAGCCACGACGCGCCTTCAACCGACACCGGACACCACTCGGCTCTGACGGCTATTTTGTTTGCCATGTCGTAGCACTTTTGGCAATAGTCCTCATGATCCATATCAACCATGAGCTCGCCGGCGTCGACATCGATCCTCCTCTCAATCCCATTGTAGGCCCCCACTTCATCGTTTATCAGCCCCTCGAATTCAAGGAGGTCGTCAGATGATCCGTAGCATACCACCAGCCCGTGAACCTTGGCGACGCCAACCTCGTCGGGAGTGAGTCTAAACGGGTACCCTCTGCCACTCAACTTTGCGGCAAACTCTTTGGCAATCATGCGGACCTCCTTTTTGTGTGCTTTGCGATTCGATATAAATATAGACAAAAGTATGATAAATGTCAATGCTAAACAGCCTTTACAATAACCCATTGACAATAGTATGATTGTTCGGTTATATTCAAGCCATGCCAAGCAAATCACCGTACAAGATAAGACCAGAACAGCGCAGCCACAGGAAGAAGCTTTCAGACACCGAGCCGACGGTCAGAAAAACATTTTGTCTTCCCAAGAGCCTGGCGGACTGGTGCCAAAAGATCGGCCCGAAAAAACTTCGGGCGCTGCTGCAGCGGCTAAAAGATGATGGCAATTAATTTGGTCCAGTTCTTGGTCCACTTACCCCCTGAACATTGTTAACTTATTTCACTTCAAAACGAACTTCTTTACGTTAAAAACGCAACGCAGTTGGGCTCATAACCCAAAGGCCGCAGGTTCGAATCCTGCCCCCGCTACCATACATAACCTGTAACAGGGTAACGACTTAGGGAGATTCGCAAGATCTCCCTTTGTCATTTCTGGTCCACCGTTGGTCCATTTTTCGTGGACCAAGAGTCCATAATGGCCGGGGCCAGATCCAACGCCTCGCGGACCAGATACAGGTCGTGCATCGCGTCCGTCTTGTGGCCCTGCAGGGATTTCGCGGTGTCCTTGTCGAGTCCTTTCTCGATTCGGTTGATAAAGTTCCGCGAATACCGATAGTCGTGAAACGGGCGCATATCTTTCAGCCCCGCCTCTTCATACAGTCCGGTCATCACCAGCCGGCCGCCACAGGCGCAATCCAGTTTCCCCCGGGCACGCTTCGATCGGTTGTGCCGTTGGCCACAGGTTGTGCATTGCATCCAACGGATCACCGAGTATGGCGGGTTTTTCCACGGCCAGATCGGCCCGGCCTTCCGGTTTCCAATCTGGGCCACGAGCGCGTCGTGCAGCTGCCGGGACATCGGCCGGCGGACTATCATTTTCTTCCGCTGCTTCGAGATGATCGCCTTGAACGATGGGACAGCGACCAGGCGGCCGCGCTCGTCATGGCGGGGGAGTGACAGGTCAAGGTCTTCAACCTGCCACGGCATCACCTCGTTCACCCGCAGGCCGGACTCGTACACCACGGCCAGCAGATTCCGAATGTCATCACTCAGCCCGGTCGTGTAGGTCGCCATGTAGACGCGATCATAGTCCGCGGCGGTCGGCACATACGACACAGAGTTGAAATCATAGTCGATGTCCAGCACCTTGCAGGGATTCACGACCCCGGCAATCCGGTTGCGATCAATAAAAAACTGGATGAGCGCCTTCAGCGTGACGGAATAATTCCAGACATATTTCTGCGACCATTTTTTTTCCGGGAAGTTGTCGAAGAAATCTTCCAACAGATCCGGCTCCTGGTCGAGTCGTAGCAGGGTATATTTCGCCAGCTTGTGCCGCCTGATGTGGCCGCACAGCGTCTTGGCGCTCGCCACCGTTCCTTTTTTCTCCTTGCCTTTTTCGAGGCGCTTCTCCTTGTACTGGAGATAGTAGTCGCACATCTGCGCGACAGAGGAGTGCTTCAGGTTAGACGGCAACGCCCGGCCACTCTCGGCTCGGTCTTTCGTCCGTTCGTCGTATTCGCTTGCCCCTACTTCGCTCTGGTAGTCGGGTGGGCATTTGTACGCCCTCCCCTTGACTACCACAAACCACTCAGGGCCGGCAGATACTATTTTATCAATGCGTTTTTGGATGCGTATTTTCAGGGCGGGGCCTGCTTCCAACAGGCTCCGCTCAAGTTCTTTTAGCCTTTTTGCGTTCTTGTCAAAGATCGACATCGGCGCTCCTCTCCGGGGCGTGCCGACCAGAACTGAACCGTTTCGAATATAATTCCTTCAACTTCTCGTTCGCTCCTTCCATCACAAAGGCCTCCAGGTCGGCCCGGTCGACCGTGTAGGGCTTTTTCTTCCTTCCTGCCACCTTATCGTCTCGAATCCATGATCTGATCGTGGCCCGCTTGATGCCAAAAAGCCCCTCGGCAGACTCCAAACTGATAAGCTCCATCGCCGTGTTTTCGCTCATCCCATAACCTCCACTATTTCTCTTAACCTTTGAGGGTCAATGTTTGGGCGCATGTGTCTTATGACACTTTCGGCCTTATCGAACACTATCGACATTGTCTTGTCCCGATTCATTCTGTACAGCCGAAAATGCAAGCGCTCTGACGCATCCATGTCAAACCAAAGATTTTTATACTCGTCGAGTTTGTCTTTTGTCAGGTCGTGCGTGACGCACACCTCTAAACACTCGATAACCAGAACCGGCCAGTTCCATCGCTCAATTTTTACCCTCCAGCAATCTGGAACCACTCTGGCTTCTTCCAGGCATTCAAGCGACTCGTTGTATGGAGATTTTTCAAAATATTCCTTGCTTTCGGGATCTTCGAAATCGACCGAGTGGTAATAATACTCCTCGGCCCAGGGCCTCATGGACAACCGCTTGCGCATAGCTTTTTTTCCACCCGCGTGCAGTCCAGCCGAGCGAAACAGCATAATCTATAAGCTGATTGTGGAGCGTTTCCTTTCGTGCTGTCAAGATGCTCCGCCTTTCTGTTTTGTTTTCAAGATCCCGGCGACCTCCTCGGGGGTGTAGTATCGGGAGTCGGAGAGTGTGGCGCTCATGATCGGGGGCTCGCCGAAAGCGTTCCGTTTAGGCGCATTGTGCGGACGGCCATAATGGCATTGATTTGTCCAACAACATCACCGAGCTCCTGTCGAAACGTTTCAATCTTTTCCTTGTCGTAGTACCCGCCTTTTCTTACACGCGGGTCAAGATGTTCATAGCCGCAACCGTCATCACTTTTTACCCCTTTTTGAATAAAGGCAAACGGCTTGAAAATTACCGAATCCATATAAAAATTTCCGCGCTCGCCTCGATACGAATTCATTTCTGGAAACATATTTGCCTTTATCAATTTCAGGCAGCTCTCTTTGGTGACCAAATTGCGCATACCGTTTGGCATGTTGCAACACACCTCTAAAAGCGAATGGTATAACGTCTCGACAAAATGCTCAACAATAATAACGCCCCTGTGGCGATTCTTGACCTTTTTGTAATTATCCATCAAAAAACCCTTATCTCTTCCGCGCATCATGTTTATGGAGATGACAGCATCGTCGGCCAGAAGCCCCTGATAAACGTCAAATAGACTCATGGTTGTAACCATGCTAATATCTTCGCTTAGCCCGCCGCAAAAGTCTGCTATCAGAACATTGGGGCGCATTTTTGAAAACCAACACGCCCTAACAACTGTCAAAAAATCACCCTTAAGGCACAGTGCCCCTTTTCCCCTAAGGTGCTTTACTACCTCTTCTTCTCGGTCTATCGCTATTAAATTTGAAGGAGAAAAGCCGTGCTCAACCGCGATGGCTCTGTCGAGATCGTCTTTCCCGGCAAGGTACAAAACAATCGCGTCTATTGTTGGAATTGTGATCCGCTCTGAAATTCTGTTCCATTGCCATCTTCTCCAATTGTTTTTCGGCCCGTATTTGTACCCGTCAATCTTCACATACCCTCCTTCAATTTATTCCCGCCGCCTCGGGTGCCCATCTCCAGAATCTGTGGATAATAGGCGAATTTAGCGGCGGGTTGTTAATCCTGTTTGAACCCGGCAATGCGGATGCTGGGCTCGCATCTTTCTTCGTCCGTTTCAAATTGCTTCTGCTTCGATCCGGGTTTCTTCTGCAGGGCCCCAAATCCATCCGGAATAAAACCGGAGACCTTGCAGATGTTCCCCTTGGCCTCCTCTTCGGCGTAGATGAGACGTTTCATCCCTCCACCTTTCCCGCGACGTAATTCGAGCAGTCGGCGATCCTCGACGGGTGGTATTCCTTGCAATCTGTGCCGTCTGATGCGGAAAGCGAGAACTGCGGGCAGATCGTGTTTGTGCAAGGCTTGACCTCGACCTCTGCACCTTGCGCCTCTGCCGCCAGTTTCGACTCTCTCAACTGAATGTTGAGCCACGCCCGGAAAGTCCCGCTGAACCCGGCCGCTAAGTATTCGCTGAACGTCGCCAGCGCCACACCCAGGTTCCGGTCGGCTTTGGTCGCCATCGATGCGGCGATGACTTCCAGCGAAGAACTCATCTTGTCGTCGATCCGATTCCGCTCTTCGAGCAAGTCGTGTTGATCGACCATATGCTCTTTGATCCACCCATCCGACACCTTGCCCTTTTTGACCGCTGAGAGAAGAATCACCCCGACGATTAGCGTCCACATTCCACATGCTACACCAAGAAAAAACATCCTATCCTCCCTTTGTTTTGCCACCCGTTACGCGCCGAGCGGCGGAGCGCTTTCGATTATTTTTAATAGCTCAGGCTCGTTTTCGGTACACCATGCCACCATATCAACTTCGACTTCTTCCACCTTCTCACACCGCCAGACGTGGTAGAGGTCAAGTATTTTTCCAGCGAAGTCTTGAGAGGCCGTGCGCATCTCTTCGGTTATTTCGCTACCGTCTTCTGGGTTACCCCAATCATCGTCCAGTATTTCGATTATGTTTTCTAAAACATACTTTCCAATCCTGTCTTTTGCGTTAGGCGGAATCTCGATTTGGGCGAACCCGTACACCTTCAACTTTCGCGGCACAACTTCCACTTCGTCAACGAAATATTGAATAGCGTCATCGACAGACTCGGCCGTCAACACTTCGTCAGATTCGTTGCAAGTCCAGTATTTTGCCTCTTTCACGACCGCCCCCTTTCCCCACACTCTTTGGCGGCAGCGTCCCACAATTCAACCACCTTTTCCCGAACATTGATGATCGTTTTTATCGATTTTGCATAGGTGGAGTCTTTGCTTTTTAACGAATTGTAGGAGTCTTGCGCCCTTGACAGGTCGCGTCTTGCATCCCTCAAATTGTCTGAAAGCCACAGCGGCAGCAGATCACCAAAACCAATCACATCCACCTCCTCATCCAGTTTGAGTATTTTACCTTCGGCATCCTGCTCCGACTCTCGGCCTGCGCGACCATCGAGACGATAATGCAGAGGACGAAAAAGCCGAGACACACGAAAGCCACATTCGTTAAAAGCTCGATCATTTCAACCCCCATACGATACAGGCGGCGTCTCTTGCGTGCTGGCTCGACCGCCCCTCGTATCCCGTCATTTTATTAAACTGCTCTGCCGTCAACTTCGTCAGCGACCGACTATTCGGCGTGACCGTCACGACCTCGAACCCGTGATCCCGGCACCATTCGATTATCAAAGCCGCGTCTCTCTTATTCGACCCGACGTTCTGCGCCACGCGATTGTTCTTCTTGATCGTCAACCCCCGGAAGAAAACCGGCTTATTCCCTCGCGGGTCTTCGATGTAGACCACGGGGCGGGGCTCATTGAAGACGTGGCTTGTCAGCTGCTGGATCAGTTCCCAGAAAGTGAACGTCTCAAGCCACAGATAGCCCGTTGCCGGTTTGTAAAGAGCGAAACCGCAAGAGACACCCGGATCGATGCCGATAAAAACTTTCATCTCCTGCCACCATGCGGACACACGTGGCACGATGCCGGATGCTGCGCGATGCAATTCTGACACGGCGTTTTCTTCGACGCCGCCACCAGAAGCCCGACAATGAGGAGGACACCAGAGCCTCCCAGAAAGCACGTCACGATTCCAATCCACAAAAAGACCGTTGACATTATTCCTCCTCCTGTAAAGACTTGAGTTGTTCGGAAATCTTCTTAAACTCAGGGTGATCCGTTTTCGCGAAGCGCTCGTAATCACCAAGAGTTTTTTGACATCCAGCGATCAGTTCGGCCTTACTTGGCTTTGTTTTTAGCGACGAGCTTTTCAAGCTTGACGATCCTTTTGGCGGCCCATTTGATCATGCGCGCAATGCGGATGTCGATTTTTCCGAAGGCGGCCGGGTTTCTTTCTGTCACCATCATGATTGCGGCGTTTCTCGCGTCTGACTGCTGGGCGCGGGACATTCCAATAAAGTCCATCTTCTTCATCATCCACGACCCTACTTTCTCGGTCTTTTTATTCTGCACGTATCCTCCTCGGTTATGGTTAAAAGTCCGGCGGCCAGCTTTCTGAAAATGGCGTTTTCCCTTCACAGGTTAGATTGCCAGCCGCCGGTGGTTGGTTAGTTCTTTAATGCCTTGTGCGCCGCTGCATGGCAACCCCGACACAACCATTCAACAATTAGCGGTTTGGTATAGTCGGTGTGGTGCGCCTGGATTCTTTCGCGAGCTCCGCACTTGACGCAATTTTCAGGTTTTACAATTTCGCCCTTCCTCATTGCCATCAGAACCTCCATGCGGGCGCGGTACTTTTCTGGAAACTTGCGCATTCCGTTTATGGTGGCTTTGTGAACCGCCAGCTTTCCAGCGTCTGTTTTCCTGTATTGATCTATCCGCCGGCAAACAGCATCTTTGTTCAGGGAGTAGTGAATGCGATGGCATAGCCTGCGCTTGTCGCGATTTCTTTCGCCGTACTTGTTCCAACAAACGCGATTTGCTGCCAGCCGACACTCTTCGCCACAATACTTAGATTGGCTATGATTTGCCATAAAAATAGCCCCACAGTTTGAGCAAGCCACTTCCCTGAACCTGCTTTTGGCGCGATGTCTTACGGTTGAGCTCATTGATTGTTTTTTACCTCGCCCTCTTCAATGTAGACCCCGGTTTTCGGATAAACTTTGCTGCCATCGGTTGCAATTTCTACGTCTTGAACTTTTTCGAGCCAGCACTGATAGTCCGCCGACTTCACCATCTCCTCAATGATCGCCATGTTCTTCGAGTCGATCAGCGACCCGTCCGTGATGCGCAAAACTCTGAGCTTCGGATTCATCGCCATGGCCATCGCGATGCTGGTGCGCAGCCGCTCGGCCGCACTGCACTGGCTGAAAGGGATGCCGTTGAACGTGACGCCGGTGTCTGAGAATCCGAGCCCGTCGACCGGGAACTTTGCGGATTTCAAGGCGGCTTCTTTCTCCGCGTCGAGCGCTTCAATTTTTGCAGTGTGGGCGTCGGCATTTTTTGTAACCTCTTCCAGGTCGCCGCGCAAGCGCTGCAGGGCCTGCTTGACGCGCACGTTGCTATTGACTGCCTCCGCGCCAGACATCTTGGCGTTGAGCGCTGCGGTGTCGGGGTCGACCAGCGCGGCTACTTCAACCTGAGAGGCTTCAAGCTTATCGTTGGCGTCGGACACGGCCTTTTCGAGCACCGGAACACTCGCTTTTAAGCGCTCGATATCTGCCAGCCTGCGGGACTTTTCGCGCTCCAGCTCGGCCATGCGGCGGGCAATTTCGGCTTCCAGCTCGGAGTTGTGGCGATCAATGGCAACCGCCAAATCGTGATTTCTTTTCACAGCTGCATCCCGTTCGCTTTCCGCCTTCGCGGGAGCCTCGCGCCTCTTGTCATTGGCGCGTATCACAGCTTGGGCCGCGTTGATTTCTTCCGCGATGGCCGACAGCGACAGCTCCATATCCGGCGTGTCTTCCGGTACCACCGGAGCCATGGCGATCTTTGCCGATAGCAATTTGGCCACCTTGTTGACATCGGTCCTTGCGTCGCATTGCGCTTTTCTGTCGGCCGCGATCTTGTCCAGATCGATGCCCAGATCCACCAGCTTCAAGAGCGTTTCGCGCTGTTTCTTTTCGTCCATGTTCGCGAAGCTCAGCGGGTCGAAGGCGATCTTGCCGACCAGCCCATCGAGAATGGCCTGGGGTGATTTGTACGCTGCCCCCTCGCGAGTTTCAACTGCCAGGGTCGAACCGCTCGCCGTCCATTTGCGGGTGACGATATAGTCGCCGATGTCGAGCTTGACAAAGGCGCTTTTCTCCCCGTCGCGTATCGGCATGACGGTTCCGGTCGACTTCGACATCTCGCCGCCGCCCAGGGCCGCCCAGATGGCATCAAGGACGCTGGTCTTCCCTTGCGCGTTTGCCCCCGACACGATCATCATCGGATCAGTGGGCGTGATGTCGATGGCTTTGAGTCTCTTAAAATTCTCGGCTTGCAACTTGACAACTTTCATTCTGTTCTCCTAAAAAGGTGTAGTGATTATTTACTGGAAACGAAACCCGGATCGCCCGCCACGGCGGCGAGAAACTCGTCGTTTTTGCTATCGTCAGCGGAAATGGTGGTATCCTCGACCATCTCCGACACGTCCATCATGTCGATGATGCCGTCGAGCTCGGCGGCCTTGTGCTGCTGCATCTCGCCACGCTCCACGCGCTCCTCCTGCTCGATGGCGGTGTTCATTTCGACACTGCACGGCAGCGTCTTCATGTGCCGCCGAATCGCCGTCTTCTTGCGCATCTCTGGCTCGGCAAGCTCATCGGTCCACGGAGTCGCCCGCCCCTTCTGGCGCGCCAAAACCATCCTCTTGATATCATCGATGTGCTCGGAGTCCATCGTGTGAATAAAGTTTTTTCCATCCGACATCGTTACCACAGAATAGCCCAAAAGCTCCTTGCTTTTTTCGCGCTTCCAGCTTGGCCGGTGTAGCCAGTGCTGCCCTTTTTCATCTTCGAAATAATCGAACTGGTCTTTTTCGAAAACGAGGGCGGCGCGGACATCCTGCACCATGCCGGAGTTGCGGGCCATCTGGATCATGCCCTTGTACCCCAGCTGGTAGGTCAGTTTGCCCTTGTAGGGAATGAAGTAAATCAGCCCCATTGCCGGGTCAGGGTCCAGGCCGAACTTGACCGCCTGGAAGACGCACGGAAGAATGCTTTTTTTGTCCGTGACATAGGCGTCGGACAACTTCTGTTTCACGACATCTTCGAAAATCATCACGTAGCGGTCTTTGTTTTTGATATGGTGCGGTAAGGACCGCTTCACGATTTCCACGAACTTATCCCGCTTGTCCTGCCCGCCACACAACTGCACCATGTTCAAAATCCGGTCTACATTCGACTGCGCCATCTCATTCTCCTCAGAAAAGGTATTTTGCGACTTCTTCATAAATCCGATATGTCAACTCGGAGTCTTTCATGCAATAGATCCCGATTTCTTCGCCTTTGCCGGATTCGATCAACTCGATGAATTTTGTGAAATCGTGATCGAGTTTCTTCTCGCCAAGGATAACGCTGGCGGCCACATCAAGGCTCATGTAAGCGCCGGTCTGCCAGTTGCACAACTCCTGCGCCACGTCGCAATGCGGGGCCGTTTGGTATTTTTTCATAAAGAACTTGCCACCGGGACAGCCTGACGGAAGCGCCACCTTCAGGATCATGGCCCGCTTGAAAAGAAACGGGATGTCAAAGTTGAAACCGTTCCAGGTGCAAATCTCCGGCATACTGTCGCCAGTAATGCAGAGGTGCTCAAGGGCTCGCTCAATCAATCCGATCTCGGCAGAGTCTGATACCTCATCTATCACGTCGTAACCGCCACCCAGCGAGCCCCAGGTGGAGTAGGCGCAAATCCGGCCGAAGAGGGGCGATAGTGCCATCTGGTCAATTTGTTTTCGGCGCTTCTCCTCGATTGCCGCGGCGATCTTGGCCGGGTCTTTGATGTTCCCCGGCGCTTCAGGTTCGGGTAAACAGTCGACCATGGCAATGTTGCTAATCGTCTCGATATCGATTGCTTTCAATTCGTCCTCCTGTTAAGCGTGACACATTTCGTTGCGTTCAATAAAAATCTTCTGTGTGCGATCGGTCCGATCTGCGGCCGTGTGGCAGTCCTGCCCCTCGCGATGACGGCGCTCGATCTCTTTCCCGAATTCTCCATAGTGAATAATCAAGCACTCCTTGCAAATCCCATGGGACGAAGAATCCCTCAGGTGCGGCACAGAGAGCCACGACCCGTCTTTCTGCTTCACGTCGTCGCAGTGCATGCAAACCTTCCCACCGTGGCACTTCAGGCAAACACCCTTATAGGTGATCCCGTCACAATGCCCGCGATTGTAGCAGTGGCCAAAGTGCCCGGTGGCGACTAAGAGATTTTTGATTAACGTGATGAGGCTTTTCATATCAACTCCCGGAAAAGATTTTTCAAACAACCGGCAGCAGGGCGACGCACGCCCCGCGCTTGATTTCTTCCCCGCACTTGTCACAGTAGCATTTTTTGTCTTCATGCTCGGCTACTTCGGCGCGAACCTCTTCGGCTCCCGAGTATCCGAATTTGGCCAGCATCTCGGCGGCCTTTTCTTTGTCAACCAGCGGCGACATTCTTTCGACTCTCAGATTTACAACTTCCATCTGTTCCCCTCTCATATTGGCGGTTTAGGTTTTGTATCGAACACTTTTTCGCGTGGCAGGTAAATAAAAAACTATTGAACTCTGGACCATTCAAATTCGACACCGCCGTTGCGGCTCTCACGGGTGTGTCGCCGGAAGTTTCCAGTCTGCTTGAACCCGGCCTTCTTCATTCTCGGCACGAGGACTGAGCCCCAATAATTCACGTTGTCCGGCTCATGCGCGGCCATCATCCTAAGCTCGGAAAACCAGAATCGGCTGGGCATCTGCATGGCAACGTGCATCATCTCGCGGACCCACATTTCTTTAGCCGGGAGGAAGAGCTCCATCTGCATGGGGTCACGCTCCTGACGGTCCACAATCACGCGAACGGTGGTCGACTTGCCGAGGCGGATTGATGAGACGGTGGTGGTTTTCACTTCTCACCCCCACAGACAACGCCCGTCAGCGGACACTCTATCACACAAGCCCCGACATTGTACCCGTGTTCCTTCGCGTGGTAGCAAGCCGGGTTGCATCCCGGGCGACCGGCTCCGGGGCAGGGTTTGCGCATATCGGCTTTGGGCGGTGTGATTGGTCGGATGGTCATGCTGCGGCCCTCTTTCCTGTTTTCTTCTCTCTGGCATCGATGAGAGTCGCCAGATATTTTTTGCAGAATCCGGCAAAATTATTATCCCGGTTCGGATAAAGACCTTCGATGAAATGATCGTAAATTGGAGACCATGTTTTCGGCCTGCCGAGACGGTGCCAGTGTTCCAGGTCCATCGGCGGGCAAGACGGATGGTTGTATTTTGCGAGACCGCGGTCGTGCCACCCTTTGATCTCATTTAGGACCGCGAAGAAAGCTGCGGAGCATTCGCCCATCCCTTCCTCGTTTTTGCCGAAGTCGACCGGGTGCTGATTCTTTGCGCACTCCTGCCGATTGTAGTCGTGGAAAATACCGATCAAAGGAAATCGGGCACCATTCAACGGCCTCCATTCGTTTTTGATCCGTTTGCAGATGGTTCTAAAAGCATCCTCTGAAATGTGGCTCAGCTCGTTGTAGAACTCGTCTACCACCGCCGGTTGGATTGTCGTGAATAGGCAGGCGGCAAGCGATTCGATTTCGCCGATGAAAAACGTCTGGTTCACTTTTGCCCCTTGTTGGCGTAAAATTCTTTCATCTGGTCACTGAGTGACTGTTTTTTGTTTGGCCCTTTACTCGACCGTTCGGCCTGCTTCGCCCAATCGACAGACCACGCCCCATCGGCCAGCCAGTTCTGCGGCTGCTTCACAAACTGCCCGCACGTCTCACTCTTAATGCAATATTCGCGGTAGGCCACGGCGGAGGCTATAAGCGCCTCTGCGGACACGTTCGGCTGATCCTTGCGTAGTCTCGCCCACGCTTGCCCGCTCAGGTAGTCCCACGCGGTCCACTCGACAGGTCCAGCGGCGAGGAAGGTGGCGTGGGAGGATTGGAACGGTTTTGCGGTTTCCCCCGCTCCCCCTTCTAATAC